GTGCTGCATTTATTCAAACAAGTAAGATGCTGGGTTGCATCGAAAGTGGCCTTGCTGCCGGTGGTGTCACTGGTGGTGAATGGGACACAGTTGCAGCCGGTGACTTAGGTTACTGTGAAGCATTTGACTTCAAGTGTGCCAGCAGCAGAACCTGTGACGCATGGGTCGCAGGTGGACCAATCACAGACGCCAATGCACCTGCAATGGAGTCAGAAGAATATGAATCAGAAGAATCGGAATCCAATGGCATGGAGTCAGAAGAGTCTGATCACGAATTCCTAGAAGAAATGAAAGAAAAGATCAAAACTCGCATGAAGCAGTTGATTGATTCAAGTTTCTCGGAGAACAGTTTATAACAATACGCCTACTCAGCGAATAAAAGGAGAGAGAAAATGGAAGTAGATTCCACAGTTACGGAAGTGCAAACCGATAAAATTGCATCAGTTACAGATTCTGAGGTTGCAAAAGCAAACACTAAATCTGAATCAACAACAGACGCACCCAAGATTGAACAGCGTGACGGTAAGTTCTATTTGAATGGTCAGAGAATTTATACTCGTGATGATACAAATAAAATTGCCAGCAACGCCAAAAACGAAGCAATGAATAGTTTTCTCAGAGAACTAGAAGTTGATAGTTTGGACAATGTTAAGGATGTGATCAAGACACTAAAGACTGCACCCCTCACAGAGGATGGTAGTCATACATTAGATGTCAAAGCACTCAAGCAAGCGGTTGCCAAACGCGAAGCCACAGTAGACGAACTGCAAAAAACAGTAAGTCAACTAAAAACAGAGTTGCTGCTAAAAGATCACATGAGCAATCTACATGGTGCTATGCCTGGAAGTTGGACCCAAGAACAAAAAGCAGCAGTTGTGGACCTAATGAAGGCACGCAATATGTTTGCAATCGAGGGCAACAGTTTCCAATTACGCAATGGTGAAGAATTCTTCACTGTTGATGGTGAGAGACCAGACTATGCTACCGCTGTGGAAACAGTTGGTCGTACACTGGGCTTAAACTTTGGTAAGAAGGGCGTAAATGTTGTTAACGCTGAATCTGGTATTGATCTAGGCGAAAGCCCAAATACTGTGAAAGCAGTAGATGATTCAAAACTAGCCAGTGATACAGAATATAGAAATGCTTATATGCAGATTAGGCAATATCAGCCAAGTCTAAGTAGAAGCGACATTACACATAATATGGTAATGAAACAAATCGACAAGGCTCGTAAGGCCCGCGGATAGGCTTCCGCACAAATAATTAACCGAACAGGAGATTAAAATGCCAACACCAACAACACAGAGTACTGTTCAGCAACTGTATACTGATATCGTAACCGATCTTATGCCGTTCTTCTCTGACCAGGTACTCCTACCTAACGCACCATTCATCCTAAATCGCTTTAGCATTGCTGGCGAAACAGGCTACGTGGTTCGCGTACCAAAACTAAATGCCTTTACACAAGGCGCATCAGTTTCAGAAGGCACATCAATTATTGCTGCCGCTGAAACAAACGTAGCACCAACAAACGTCAACATCACAATGACTAAGAAGGGTGTTGCAGGCGACGTAACAGAAGAATCACTAGAAGATGGTGGTTTATCAACAGTTCGCAACGCACTACTAACACAACTTTCAACAGGTCTTGCTCAGGCAACAGACATTGAAGGTTTCGTAACACTACGTGGTGCTTCAGGTAACACAACTGTACAGCAGGACGGTAACGCAAACGTAACTTCAACAAACTCAGAAGTTAACTTCGTTATCAGCCCAATGGCCCTAGGCTATGCTGAAAAGCGTGCTCCAACTGTTAAGATGTGGTTTGACCCAGATCTAGACACTCACCAGTTCCGTGCAACAGTTCGTAACGGTTTCAACAACATTTACCCAACTTTCGTACGTAAACTAAACGGTTCTTCAGTAATTGGTTCAAGCGCACTAACACTAGCAAACTTTGCTAAGTCAGTGAGCAACCTACGTGCTGTTAACGCACCAGTTGGTCAAGATGGTCTATACGTTGCATTCGTTGGCCCAGCCACTGAATACGCAATTGCTAGCCAGTTGAACAGCGTTACACAGGCTGCCGTTGGTAACCTAAGTGACATCGGTAACCGCTCATTGCTAACAGGCTTAATTGGCCAGGCAGCAGGTATGAGTTGGTATCGTTCAAACAACCTACCAGTAGGCAACTCTTAATAGTTCTAGTTTATAGAGGAGAACGGCGATGGCATTTATTGTAGTATCAGGTAACGTTGTAAGTTTTGCAGAATACACAGATGTTCTGCAGAAGGACCAGCGCCTTCTCGAAGAGAATGAGATCCGTATTCCCGCCGAAAGCGGGTTTACGGCCATTCCAGACTTTATAGAAGACATGCTGAAAAAGGGTACACAGCGCATTCTATTAAAAATCAAAGCCAGCACTTGGTGGCAGGGTTACAACAGTTTTATGGGTAATCCTATCTCCGACTTGAACGTGCTGCCCAGTGTAAATCCTAATCTTATTGATCCAGGCAACTTACTGGGCCGCCGCCAACAGTTCACAGATCTTTGTGTTTACTACACGATCAAGGAATATATCCTTCCGTTAGTAGCACAGTTTGGTGATGGTAGTGCCGACATTACAAAGATTGATTACTATGGACGCAAATTTGAAGATCTCTACAACGAGTTGATTTCAATTGCTGACTGGTATGACTTCGATGCAAGCGGTAGTGTTCAAGACAGTGAAAAGGCTGTAAGTTATTATATGAATCGCAGAACCCGTAGTAAGCGCAATGTTGTAAGGATTAGGTAATGGCAATTAGAGATGATTTAATTACCGCAATAGGAAATAGAATTGCTCCTTATTCTAATTTTAGAATAACCAGCGAATATCCTACTAGTCCGGATGGTGTAACTCTATACCGCAAAAATCTACGTACATTTTATGCCGACCAAGCAGAACCTGCTTTTGTTGAAATATTTTCTACGTTGGACAATGCGGTATTAGACAAAACCGAAACTATTGTAAATGTTTATATGAGTCACGATGCTAAGACTGAGCCCGGTAATATTACAGCAACAATCAATGCTGCTATGTTGGCTAAAAACAATATATCAGCGGTTGCAAGCACAGTCGACGTTACTTCTCAAATAGACGCAGATATTATTACGTATACGCTTGAATATAATTTCACAACTGTTTAACAAAGGAGATATCAAATGGCAGTAATTAACGTAAGCGCAGGCAACGAGGCAATTCTAGTTCTCGGCGCAAGTGCTGCAAATGCAAACATTGCAGCAGCCACAAACGGTCTTACAGTACCTTACATGCAAGATATCACCATCAATAACTCAACTGGTGTGTTTCGCTGGAAAACCCTAGACTCAACCGCTGAATCAGCAGCAACAACACCTGCAACTAACCAGGTTACATTGAACGTTGTAGTAGACACTACAGCATTCTTTGGTAACGCTAGTGCAGGCGATGCTATTGTCAAGGATGGTCTATATGGTGCTAGCCGTAACAAAACAAGAGTTTACTTCCAAGTTGGATTCAATGGCGCCGATGCTGGTTCACGCTTCCTAAGCGGTTCTGGTTTCATCAGCGGTCTTGCTCCAACAGTTAATCCGGATGCGCCTTTATGGGTGACACCGGTTACCATTGAAGTAGATGGTGACTTCGGTAGTACAACTACCGTTTAAGGTACAATAAACCACAATGAGGGGGGAAACCCCCTCATTGCTTATATGGAGTAGCAAATGGTAAAGTCAACAACAATTGAACGCTATCATGCTTGGAAGGCAACTGCCAAGCCCGGTGACAAATTCCTCAGTGAAGGTGTACTATACACAACAAAAGAATTTGAAGCCAAGATTGATGGTAAAATTGAAAAACAAATAAATACTACAGTTATAGAGGAAGAAGATCATGCAGATGTGGGAGAATCTAACGAAGGAACAATTAGTTCACACGTTGGAACAGGAATTAGCGAAAGCGCAGAATGAATTAAAATGCGCTCAAGCAGATATTGATAAAAGTCGCAGCAGAATTAGTTTCTTACTAACCGCTGTGCATTATTTAAAGAAGGATATGAAGATATGAACTTAAAGAATTTAGCAAGTAAACCTCAACTAGTAAAAGTCACACTCGATGATGAAGATACCATCGAGAAGTATGGCGAAGCCGTAGAGTTTTGGGTGTACGACAAGCAACCCATTGAAAAGTTTGTAAAGTTTGCCGGTGCCGGCGAAGAAGACTACGGTAAAATCATTGAATTTTGTAGCGACCTCATTTTAGACAGTGATGGCAATAAGGTCATGACGGATGGCCAAGTGTTGCCTGCTGGCTTGTTAATGAAGTGCGTTAACAAAGTTGTGGAGCAGTTGGGAAAGTAACAGGTAGTTCGCTCAATGAAGGGAGCGCAGAACTACATGCTTGTTTAATGCTAGATGCGCTGGGCGAACGGTATGGTATGCTCCCTTCACAGGTATTGGCAACTGCTAATACCGTAGATATTTGGGTGTTCGATATTGCTGTTTCTTATCGAGAGCATATTAATGCTAAAGAACAAGGAAAAGCACCAAAGGCCAGCCAAGATCAATTGCAAAAGTTAATGGAGAACGCACGTGGCAAGTTTAAAAGTTGATGACAAGGAGTTCAAAGGTTTACTCCGAGATATTATGAAAACTGCTATGGCGGATTGGGATCGTGCTGGTACCCATTTTCGTAAGATTACACCAATTGATACTGGTAACGCTAAACGCAACACATCTACAAAGGGCAAAACTATAAATGCAAACTATGGTTATGCCAGCAAACTAGATGAAGGGTTTAGTCGTCAAGCACCAGGTGGCATGAGTGACCCAACTATCCAATACTATGAGAACATTCTCGAACGAGATTTGGGTAAACTATAATGGCAAAAGAAATCAAAGTCCTATTAACACTTGATACCAGAGGATTTGAAACTGGTATTGGTCGTGCAACCAAAGCAGTTGATACACTAAAGCAACGTGCAACCAGCGCCAGTGACAGCATCAGTGGTGCATTCAAAGGCTTGTTTGCTGGTATTGCAGCACAAAGTGTAATCGATTACGCTGACACATATACCAATCTACAGAATAGATTGCGTGCATTCAGCGTAGACCAAGCAGAAGCAAACAGCAAATTCAAAGATATTCAAGATATTGCCGCATCAGCACGTACAGGACTCGAAGAAACAGGTAAACTTTACACAAGATTAAGCATTGCCAGTAGAGACTTGGGTCTAAGTCAAGATCAAGTTGCACAAATTACTGAAACTTTTGCCAAAGCCACACAGTTAAGTGGTGCAAGCACAGCAGAAGCCGCGGCAGGCATGTTGCAGTTTAGCCAAGCAATGGCAGCAGGACGCCTAAACGGTGACGAATTCCGTTCATTGATGGAAAACAGTCCTGTGTTTATGAACAAATTGCGCGAAGCAGTTAGTAAGGCCACTGGTAACAGCAAAGTTAACCTAAAAGAATTAGCCAGTGAAGGCAAATTAACCAGTGAACTATTAGCAGCCGCCGCGCTACAAATGAGCAAGGACATTGACACACAATATGGTAAGATGGGTCCTACCATTGGTCAAAGTCTAACACAATTGAAAAACAGTTTTATTAGTTTGTTTGGCGAACTAGAAGCCAACACAGGTATTTTCTCTGCTATTGCTGGTGCAATACAGTTTGTTGCTGATAACCTAAGCAGTTTCTTAATTGTTCTAACAGCAGCATTTGGCCCAGCAGCAATTGCAATGGTCACCAAATTCTTTAGAACAGTACAAGCATTGATGATGCGTAACCCATTCACTGCTATTGCCACAGCAATTGCTATAGTTGGTGCAACGTTGTATGAACTAACACAGCAAACAGGTAGTTTCAGCAATGCATTGAAGATAATGGCCAACTATGGCATTGGTGCTGTTAACACATTGATTCAAGCCTTCCGAGGCTTCTTTACCTTTATGGGTGAAATATTGCCTGTGTTAGGCAAAGCATTTGTCAATGCTATCAACCCATTCAGTGATCAAAGCACAGTTGAAATGCTTAAGAATGGTGTTGTTAATGCATTTAACAAAGCCAAAGCAGTTGTAACTGCACAAGGTCCAATTCCATTATTTGATGTTGCTGTGCCTAAGCCAGAAGGCAAGAAGCCACGTGACATTGGCAACATGCCAGTTCAATTGGGTGCAGGCAAAGAAGATAAGGATGCAAAACGTGCTGCCGAACGTATGGAGAATGCTCGTAAGAAAGCAGAAGAATACGTACAGGCAATACGTGATCAAATCAAAGCACTCAATGATCGCACAGACAGCGAACTAAAGAACATTGGTGTTGGTGAACTTGCTAAGAAACTAGAAGAAGCAAGATTAAAGAATCAAGAAGATCTCAATGAAACATTAAGAAAGATCAACAGCATTGAAAATCTCAGTGCCGCAGATAGAAACAAAGCACTAACTGAAGCACAAGAATTATATAAGACATTAGGTGATACTGCACAAGAATCACTTAAGAAGATTGATGCCGCACAAAAAGCATTTACACAAAATCAAGAATTAAAAATCATTGGTGCTAATGCAGAAGTTGCTCGCCGAGAGTTTGAGCAGATGATGCAATTGGATGGTGAATTCAATAGTGCTAAGAAAGAACGTTTAGCAGAACGCTTTGGTATTGAAAATGACTTCTTCTTACAAGCAGCAAAATTACGTGGTCAATACAAAGATCAAAACGACAAAGAATTACAAGAAGATCTTGCACGTCTAGAAGAACGTAAAACTGCTACACTAAAAGCATTTGATGACCTAACACCAGAGAAACTAAAGTTTGCTGAAACACAGCGCAGTTTCAGTTATGGTTGGGAACAAGCATATGGCCAGTGGATGCAAAGCACAGAAGATATGGCAGGCTATGCACAGACTCAGTTTAGTAATCTAACACAAGGCCTAGAAGATGCATTTACAAACTTTGTAATGACAGGCAAACTAAGTTTCAAGAGTCTAATCAACAGCATACTTGCAGACATTGCTAAACTTGCAGCAAAGAATATTGTCAAAGGTATCTTTGGTTCTATCTTTGGTGGTGCAACAAATCCATTTGCAAGTTTGTTTGGTGGTGCAAGAGCAGCAGGTGGTCCAGTACAAGCAGGTAAAACATATCTAGTTGGTGAACGTGGACCTGAAATGGTTCGCTTTGGTCGTGCTGGTTATGTGTATCCAAACATTGCAATGGAGTCAGGTGGCATGGGTGGCGGATCAACAAATGTGATTTACAACATCAGTGCTGTTGACGCTCCAAGTTTCAAACAATTGGTAAGCAGTGATCCGCAGTTTATCTATAGTGTTACACAAGTAGGCGGCAGAAAAGCAGGTGTGAGATAATGAGTATACAAACAATCGTAAATAACGCAAGCAGCATTACAATCGACCGTCACAAGACCAGCGGTCAAACCATTAGTCGCAGTGGAATAGTTCGCACAGCAGAACTTGCTAGTAATATTCCTTGGTTCTTCACCATTGAAATGCATAATGGTTTGGCCTATTCTACTAATCGTGCAATCACAGAAGAAATTGACAGATTAGATAGAACCATTGAAGAAGAAATCAACATTGGTTTAACAAATACTGGTCTTGCGTACATTACACGTTATCAAGGTGATGCAACACTTACCAGTGCAACCATTAACAGCGTTAGTGGCAGCAATATCTATTTGAATTGCAGTAGCATTGGCGCAGGCAGTGGTTACTTGTTTAAGAAGGGTGATTATATTCAACCCAGTAGCAGTTATCGTTATCCTTATACTGTTACAGCAGATGTTGCATACACTACTTCAAGCAACGTAACCATTCCAGTCAATCGTCCTGTGATCAGTCAAACAGGTTATACCTTTGCTGGTAAAAGCATTAAGGTAGGCAGCAATGTTACTTGGCGTGTAAAGATGTTTAAGAAGCCAACGTACACAATTGTACCCTACGACAGAATTCAATGGGACAGTGAGTTCCAACTTGTAGAAATTATTACGGATAGTTAAGATGTCAACAACGATTAGTGCAGTCAACGGAAAGAATAATATTAGCCATGCGTTGTTCATGGACATTACTCTTGGCACCACAACATACTATGTTAGTAGTGCATACAAGCCTATTACTATTGGATCAAATACCTATAACCAATTAGGTTATTTCTTGCAGGCAGGCAGTATGCAAGATGATCTTAAAAGTAATAACAATGACATGCAGATTAGTTTGAGTGGTGTACCCAATACATTAGTTAATATTGTATTAGGCACAGCAATCAAAGGTGGTAACGTTGTTATCAAACGTGGTTTCTTTGATACTAACACTGATGAAATAATCAGTGGACAAGTGTACACACGTTACACTGGTATCATTACAAACTTTAACGTAGAAGAAGTAAATGATCCTTTCACTGGTGATAGAACACATACAGTGATTATCAGTTGTGCAAGTCTTAACCAATTGTTAGAAAATAAAATTAGTGGTGAACGCACCAATGGCAGTGACCGTAAGAAATTTTATCCAGGCGATATAAGTTTTGACCGTGTAAAAGATTTACAAGGTATTAGTTTTGACTTTGGTAAGAAATACACAGGTGGTACTGGTTATGGTGGCACCAATGGAGGCGGATTCTATGGTGGCGGCGGAGGCCGCGGCGGCTTTGAAGATTTCAATATCAATTTGAATTAGGTGTAAAATGAAGATAAGATTTGCAGGTATAAAAGATTTTGATAGGATAATGGCATTGATGATTAACTTCGCCAATGCCGCACCAGTTGAGGATTATCATAATCCTAAGTACAATTATCGAGGAGTACAGCACTTCTTAACTAAAGTACTAGCAGCAGGAACAATTATTGTAGGCGAGGTAGAAGGCGAGATACAGGGTATGATTATAGCAGCAGTGGACAGTAATCCTTGGTTGCCACATATTCGTACACTGAAAGAAATGGCATGGTGGGTTGAACCAGAGTACAGAAATACCAGTTTAGGTTATAGATTACTCAAAGAATATATTAGAGTAGGTAAACTGGGACAAGACACAGGTGCAATAAGTAATTTTACAATTACAACACTAATGGACAGTCCAATCAGAGACTTAGAGCGTTTTGGTTGGCGTCCAGTAGAAAAAAATTATGTTTATGAGGGTGAGTAAATGGCAGTCTTTACAGCGATAGGCGCAGCAATTGCAGGTGCAGTTGGTTTAACAGGTACATTTGCGACCATTGCAGGTGTAGGTCTAAGTATTGCTGGTACAATTGTTGCCGGTACGGTTGCCGCTGGCCTTGCATATGGTACTGCTAAGATACTTGGTGTAGGTAAAGTACCTAAGCCAGAAGATCCGGGTGCTAAGGTACAGTTGCCACCAGGCACAGACAATAAGGTTGCAAAACTATATGGTCGCAACTTTATGAGTGGCATCATCATAGACGCAGAAATTAAAAATCAAAACAAAACAATGACTTACGCATTGGTCATCAGTGAATACACACCAGGCGAAACTTGGAGTGTAAACAAAATCTATCGCGGTGACAATGAACTAGTGTTTGGTTATACCAGTACTCAAAATCATATTGTAAGCAGTATCATTGACAGCAACAGCACAGCAACAAACAGCGTGGGCATTCAAAAGAATTTCCCAAACGGTAAGATTCGTTGTCGTGTGTATGCTGGTGGTAGCAGCAGCACCTATCAAATTTTTCCAACAACAAACAAAGTAAATGCCTATGGCAGTGGCACAGGTCAGTTCAGCAACTGGAGTGCTAGCAATGGCATGGCAAACCTTGTGTTTGCTATCTTTGAAATTGATTATGATCCAGAGAACAATCTTGTTAACCTAGACACAATTAGTTTTGATATTCAAAACAGTTTAAGCAATCCAGCAAACGTTATGTTGGATTATCTACGCAATGATCGTTATGGTTGTGACCTTGCTAACACATATATTGACACTGACAGTTTCAATGCATTCTTCACTTATGCAAACACCAGTGTAAATTATTATGATAGTGCAAACGTGTTGCAGAGTCATCCACGTTACAGCATTGATGGTATCATCAGCACATTCAACAACTGCAAAGACAACATTGATAAAATTTGTCGCAACAGTGGTTCATTCTTTACCTACAACAACAAGACAGGTAAGTTTGGCGTTGTGGTTAACCGTGCAGCAACCACTGGTGAAAAAGCCAATGCATATGTGTTCAATGATAACAACATCATCAGCAAGATAACACTAACCAACACTGACTTGTTTAACTTGTACAATCAAATGGAAGTAGAGTTTCCGAGTTATGTACAAAAGGATCAAACTGACACAGTCTTCTTAGAAGTACCCAGTGGCAGTAGAAACATCAACGAGCCAGACAATAAACTAAATGTACGTTTGGATTTAGTCAATGATCGTGCGCGAGCAATTAATCTTGCAAACATTGATTTGAGACAAAGTCGTTTCAGCACAGTATTACAGTTTAGAGCAGACTATCAAGCACTACAAGTAGACGTTGGTGATGTTGTAAAAGTTACCAACGAAATCTATGGCTTTACAGATAAACTGTTCCGCGTGATGCGTACCACTGAAGTAGAAGATCCAGATGGTATGCTCAGTGTTGACATATTGTTATTAGAATATGATGATAGTGTTTACACTGAAACAGTAGAAAACAGTAGTATACCACCAGACTTTAGCGGCATTCCAAACTGGTGGGCATTTAACGCAAACGCCAACATCAGTTTAGGCAACATTACCATTGCCAGCAATGTTGTGTATGGCAGTAACGCAAACATCTACAATCCAAATACAGGTAACGTAGTTGCTAACATCAATATTGATACTGCAATTACAAATGGTAACATTAACTTTGGTAACACTTCACCATGGGTTAATATTCCTATCACTGTGCCTTCAAACACAACGTTTGATACCGCAGTAGTCGAAGTTATCAATAACAGTACCAGTAATGCTAATACCACAAACGGTACAACAACAACAATTGTAACACCACCGGGTGGATTCCCATACTTTAACCCAGGTGACACATTTAATTTTACAAGAGATTTAAGAAACTTTACAAATTTAAACGGCGGTGATGACTTTAGATTCCAGGTCCATTTGGAAGATAGTATGACAGGCACACGCAGTAATGTTGTTACTACACCTCCTATTCATATCAACGTTGAAAATATTATTGATAACAAACAAATTGCTCCATATGGTGCAGGTACGCAGTTAGAAAATTTTGCTGATGCAAGTCCTAACTTAGCAAATACTGCTGCAACATATACTAATCTAATGACACCAATTACCTATGACCTAACTGGTATTGACCAAGGTGAATATATTTTAGATGGTAGTGCGTTTCCAAGTGGTAGTTATTACAGTGGTGCTCAGTTAGGTTTTAAGAGCAATGCAAATGTGTTATTTGCAAATACCACACACCAAGCAACTGTAACTTATGGCGGTGGTGGCGTTGTACTAACAACCAGTACAATCATGCCAACACTAGTAGATAGTAGAAGCATTTTCATTGATGTGCCTTATCTAAACAGCATTAATCCAAGTATTGCGTTAGATATGGAACCAGTCAGTGCAAATGTTTGGGCTCAAGGTTATAGCACATTATCAAATGCCGTGTATAGCAGAAGTTTTGGTGATCCAAAAGTTAACTTGTTTAAAATTAATGATAGTCAGGTAGAACCATAATGTTTAAAACTTTCTATGATAAAACCTCAGGTGAAATACTAAGTTGTCGCCGCATGAGCGAAGAACAAGTACAAACTATCTTAGCAAACAATCCTAATTGGGGTGTTTTGTATAAGGCAGTTGATGGTATTGGTAAGAACAGAGTCAATTTACAAACAATGAAGATTGAATTGATACCAGTTCCACAACCTACTGTAGCAGACCTAATCAGAGAGCGTAGAATATTTTTACTTCAAGGTTCCGATTGGACACAAGGTGCTGACAGTCCACTAACACCAGAAAAGAAAGCAGAATGGGCTGCATATCGTCAAGCCTTAAGGGATCTACCAGATGAACAAGGCGGTGTAAATAGTTTTGCAGATGTTGTGTGGCCCGCACAACCATAAGATATGGAGAAATAAATGTATAAGATCGTTGTAGAATATGTTCATGCAAGTTTAACAATGGAAACAACTGTTACTGGCACTGATAGAGCAGATTGTATTGCACAAATAGAAGCAGTTATGGAAAATAGTACTGCACACGAATATCGCATCGTAAGCGAAGGCACAGTTTAACTGGAGTTGAAATGCCATTTACAGAAAAGTTTACATTCTTTAGAAAGAAAAAAGTAGGTGAGACTACTCCAGTCCTTGCGACTTTTTCAATTAGTCCAGCCACTAGTATTGTAAATGGCAACGTAAATGCTGTGTTCAATGTTGCAACATCATTAACAACCAGTCCAACGTTAACGTGGGATACACTCTATGAAACTGCTAATATTTTCATAGACAATACTACAACTGGTACTGTTATACCAAATGGCGCCGGCATTGGTACAATTACAAGACAAGTTTATGATGACGCACAATTTGCATTACAGTTAAAGTATGCAGACAAAACATTAGCAACCAGTGCAAATGTCACTGTGCAAAATATCAATTATACCTTTAGCAATGTTAGTTCACCATTTTATAACAATGCAAATTTTATTGTTAACAGTATATTACCAGTTGGCACAACAGTATATTGGAGCCTGTCAGGTACTAACACAGGTATTTTTACTGCTAACACCGGTAGTGCTGTGGTAGGTGCTGGTGGCAATATCAGTTTGCCATTAACGATTGATCCAGCCACACAATATTATACAGAAGCAACCATTGCTGTGCAGTTGCGTACACTAAGTCCTACTGGTAGAGTAATTGCAACCAGCAGCAACTATATAGGTGTGCGTTCACCAGAATACTTTGCACTACATCCGAGCAGAGGTAGTTACACACCTCCAGCAAACGTTGCAAGTTCACCTACACTAAGCAATATTAGTGTTTCAAGATCAAATGTGTATCGAGGTGCTGTACTTGCACCAGGTGGTAACATTTATGCGCCATCAGGTAATTCAACTAACAGTAATACTGTTCTTAAGATCAATACAACTGCTGGCACAACAAGTATTATTAATTTACCCAGTGGCACTGGCTATGCTGGTTGGACTGGCGGTACATTAAGAACTATACCAAATACTTCAACTAACCAAATTGTTTGTGCTCCAGGTGGTGATGGAAATAGCGGTGCTAATGCTTTCCTATCAATCAACCCAGTTAACGACAGTATATCAATTGTAAGAAGAAGTGGTGATACATCATCGTCAACAAGAACTTTAGAAATCTTTGGTGGTGGTGTTGGTACATGTAAATTTGGTGGCTCAGTACTAACACCAACTTCTAATATCTACCAAACATACCAAGGTAACATCTTTGTTGCACCTGGTGAAAGAAATAGATTATTAGTAGAAAATTATGGTTCATATACTGCGTCTCCACCAGATGGTGATTATACTTATGAGCCTAGACCATTTGGTTCAATAGTTGGCGAAACTATAACAACTTGGCAAAATAATCAAAGAACAAGAATGTTCTTAACACCACCATTTGTAGAAACTTATGGTTCAGGCAATGTCATGTGGCAAGGGTCTGTGTTAAGAAACAATGGTAATGTTGTATTCATCCCACATAATTCTACTAGTTATGTAGAGGTTAATCCAACTACTGCTGCTAAACAATTTGTTGCAATTAGTGGATTAGGCGGACAAAAATGGAGTGGTGGTTGCTTAGGCAATGATGGTAGCATTTATTTTGCACCATACACATCTAATGTTATCTATAGATTAAGAGCAGATGGTAGTGCTAGTTCAATAAGTGTCACTGCTGGCACAGAAAAATATAGTGGTGCTGTGGCTGCACCAGATGGTAAAATTTATTTTATACCATATAAAGCAACAAATGTTTTAGTATATGATCCAAGCAGCAATACCACAAGCACAATAGGCACATTTGGTAGCGAAATAAAATGGTGGGGTGGTACATTAGGACAAGATGGCAGCATTTATTGCATACCTACAGGACCAAATACACCCGTGTTAAAGATTAACTTAAATATTGGATCAGTAGACCCAGGACATTGGATGTTAAGTTCATACTATAACAAGTACTAAAACAACACTATTTTTGCAAAACGCATAAATAGTAAAGCAAATTAAGTTTCACAGGCCTCAGTCTGTGAGAAAGATCCCTCAGGAGTCGTCATGTCAAATCGATTGTTAGATTTTGCGAACTACATTGGTTCGCCCGATACTCAAGTAATTGAGTTATTCCCCCGAAGTCAAAAGACTTTCACCTATAGTTTCAATACCAACGTTACTGGTTATGTGTTTAGCGCAGATTACCAAACAATTGTTATTGACCAAATGAGTTACGATCGTGAGACTGGCAACCCAAACTTTACAGATTCAACAGTAGTAGGTTACTTTGCTAACGTTGGAGTAGTAGGCAACTCGTACATTAGCGTATCAAACGCAACAGTAGGTACAGTAACATTAACTATTCCTGAAAATCGTTACACAGGTAACATTTTCCCAAATGCTCGAGCAAACGTAGCAATCACTGTATTATCATTCCAATGGGATTCAAGCACAGCCAGCACAGCAAGAAAAGATCTACATCGCTGGGCAATCATTGAACGATTTGATCCTCGAACAGGAGGTCGAATTGGTAATCCGAGGTTAGAAACAAATGTCAGTATAAATGGCGGCTTCGTAAGCCTGGTATAAGGAGTATAACCCATGGCTAATGTGACCGTTAATACTAACGTTAGCAACATTAATGTAAGTACAACATACAGTAACATTACTGTCAGCGATGACGGTGTTATTGTATCAAACATTACTGTTATTGACAATAATATTGCAGTTGGCACAACTGAAAATATTATCAATGTTGCTGAAGTTGCCGCAGTTAGTGATGCAGACGTTCGTGCTGCATTAGGCAATACTGCACCTATCCTATATAATGTAAGCACTGGTATCTTTAGTTTTGATAGTAATGCTGCATTCAGTGGCAAGACCACAGACGACCTTGCTGAAGGTACTACAAATCTTTATTTTACAAACACTAGAGTAGATAATCGTGTACCAACTTCAATACTTAATGGTAACATTACATTAAAGAAGTATCAAGATACTGTTTATGACAATGGTAACATCAGCGGTAACGTATCAATTGATGTTGCCAACGGCGCCATGCACAAAGCAAACATTACTGGTAACATCACTGGTATCAGTATTCCTAATCTTGCAGTAGGCACAAGTTTATTATTAGTACTAGAACAAGACGCAATAGGTCTAGCATATCTAGATACCACAACATTTGCCAGCAATTGGACCAATTGGAAGTTTGTTAACAATGATACAGCATTAAATGCTGCACCCAATGGTATCAGTTACTTGGGCATTGTGTATGATGGCGAATTCTATCATCTAAGTGTGTTAACCAATGCGGCTGGTGATTTGATTCCTAACAGTCAACTTGCAAACAGCAATGTTATTATCAATGGTATAACAATACCATTAGGTTCAAGTGCAACACTAACCACAGCAAATATTGCTGAAAATACAAATTTATATTTTACTGCGGCAAGAGTACGCAGTAATATCAGTGCATCAGATGCAGGCGGTTTAGGTTCATTCTCATACAGTAATACTACTGGTGTATTCACATACACTGGTCCTGCAGACAGCGATATTAGAAACTTACTAAGTGGCACAAGCCCAATTACCTATAACAGTGGTACAGGTGCAATTGGCCTAAGTGGTACAGCAAACATTACAACTACTGGTAACATCAGTGGTGGATTTATTTTAGGTAATGGTAGTTTACTAACTGGTTTACCAGCAACATATAGTAACGCAAGCGTTGCAAACTTCTTAGCCAACGGCTATGGTAGCAACAACATTACCACAACTGGTACAATTACTGCTGGCACACTAAGCAGTACTACATTAACATCAGGTACTGCCAACGTTACCGTAGCAAGCGGTAAGAATTTACGCTTATCCGGTACAAGCCCAACTATTATTGGCGATGAAAGTGTTGCATCACAAAATGCTACAATTAGATTTGATAGCGTTAATGTTGTAATTGGTGATGATGCAACCACAGATAGATTTGCTATCAAACAAAAGACCACAGGCAACGTACTGTTCCAAGTAGGTTCATATCAAGGTGGTAGTGGTTCAAGTTCACCAGATGCTGACGTAAGAGTATTTGGTAATATTTGGATTGGTTTGGAAGATCCACTACCTGATAACAGCAATGCATACATTAAGAAAGATGGTGAAATCTATGGCCGCATCGTTAATACACTAAATGATATAACTGCTGGTGGCAATATTAGCGCACCAAGTGGTTATTTCTTAGGTAACGGTAGATTCTTAACTGGTATTGTTGCTTCAAGCGCATATGGAAATGCTAACGTTGCTAATTTCTTAGTAAATGGTTATGGTAGTAATAATATTACCACAACAGGTACAATCACTGCGGGTGCGCTAGCAGGTGATGGCAGTGGCATTACAGGTTTATTAACAACTTATGTAAATGAAGGTACAAACCTATACTTTACCCCAGCAAGAGCACGTGGTAATATTAGTGTTGCAGAAAATTTAACCTACAATAGCACAACCGGTGTTATTGGTATGGCTAATAGTTTAGCCAATGTAAACAGTATTACTACAACCACTGGTACAAACTTTACTATTAATACCGATCAAAGATTAATTCTTACAGATCGCATCAAAGGTGTTACAACCAACACAGGCAACATCAATGGCAATGGTTATGCTTTATTTGTAGGCAATGGCTCACCAGGTGCAATACTTGCTCACAGCGGGACTACCGAATTAACTGCATTTGCATTTTTAACTGGTAACACAACCAGTGGTAGCAACGTTATTACAGGTGTTTCTCTAGTTGATGTTGTAGACTTAGTAACGCCATTAAGTTTAAGTGCTGTTACACAATATTATGCATGGGATTATAACTTAGGTTTAAGTCAATCATTCCCATTCCCTCCTGGAACATATGTTCAAAGTGTGGATGCTGGTAACAGCACTATTACAATGAGTCAGGCCGCCGCCGCAACAACCGATCTTGATCAAGATATATTGTTACCGCAGAATATTGTTCCAGGTATGTGGCCTGGTGCATTTGATGCTAACACAGGATTACTATTAGGATTAATTACTCCATATAGTGGTGCAGGTAGTGGCAGTAAAACAACCATTTCAGACCAAGCAGTTATGACCGCAGGCAAGTATGGTTATCCTGCCTCAGGTCCCACAGCCGCAGACTTTGTTTATAGTGTTGATACAGTTGGTAATTATTCAACCACAGGCACAATGAATACTAACTTTCTAAATGCTAGAACACAGTTTGAAGCACCAAGAACTATAATGAACTTCCCACGTGGTTTAACAGTTGGTGATGCTGACTTAACTAACCGCGCCGAAAATGATGGTTTACCAAGTTTTGGTATGAACATTCTATGGGATGGTTTAAGCACTAGTGCAGAATATGGTGAGGGTACACCATTAACACAGTTGTTGATTAAGAACTATACTGATAATAACTTACAAGCAGATTTAAGAACTAACTTTGGTCCTAGAATATTCTTTACAGCAAGTGAAGGTAACAAAAACCAATCATATGTTACTACCTATCCTAGAAAGAACTTAGAACTAGGTCGTATTGCTTGGTGGAGTCCTTCACAGCAAGAACCAGCCTTAGGTACCGGTGGCCCTCCAGCATGGATCAGTGGTGTAACTGGTCAAGATAATCTAACCAATAACAGTGGTGTTGGCATGTATTTTGGTATCAGTCCAAATACAAATAACTTCAATAGAAGTTTGTATCTTGCCAGCAGCATGGGTAATACGCTAATTGCAAGTGCTCAGGACAGCACGGGTTCTCATAGACCAATTATCTTTGCACCTTCATATGTTGGTAGCAGCCAAGGTAACAGCGCATTACTATACAATCAAACTATTACCGGTAGTGATCCTAATATTACAACAATCCAAACCAGTGGTGCACACTTTGCACAGATTAACTACAATAACGTTAGTGCATTAACTGGTGCTAAGGTAAGTGTTACCAATGGTAACAACTCAACCACACAGCGCGAAGGCAACATTGTTCTAAGTTTAGATAGAAACTTAACCAGTGCAAATGCAAACGTGCGTGTGAGAACTGGTGGCACAAACTACAACGGTAGTTTGAATCCAGACCGTGTAAGATTTACATTTGCACCTGACGGATTAGTTGATGGAACCGCAGTAACAATTAATAACTTTACCAATGCTACTATAGCAGCCGCACTAAATGGTAATGTATTTTACGTTAAGCGCAATGATGCTGCCGGTTATGTTGGCTTTGATTTATACTATGACAGTGGGTTAACCAGTGCTGTTAACCTAGGTGTTGGCAACGTTCAAGGCGGTCCCGGCACATTTGAATATACACGTAATAACGGTGTAACTGCTAAGGAATGGAGTTGGGTTCTACCACAAAGCAGCAACAGTTTAATACTTGCTGAAGATGGTGTAACAAGAACAACATTTAGCGGTGGCAACATTACTGCTACAGCGTTCTATGGCGATGGTGGCAACTTAACTAACGTAAGTGCGTTAGGATTTACAACATTTGCTGTAGCAGGCCAAAGTAATGTAGTTGCAGATACTGCTGGTGACACAATGACATTAGTTGCTGGCAGTGGCATGGTTATTACCACAGATGCTGCTACAGATACTATTACATTCCAATCAACTGGTGGTTATGGTAACGCAGAAGTTGCAACCTTCCTTGCAAACTACGGCAGCAATACAATTGTAACCACAGGCAACATCACTGCTGGTAACACAATTGTAAATGGTGTTACATTTAATGCAAGCAATATTGTTCCAAGCACAGGTCAAATCCGCTACAACACTGATTATGGTACATTCCAAACAGGTCTCAATGGCAGCAATGTCATGCTTATGGGTCAAGACCTTGTTGTGTATGCTGTTAATAATGAAGCAAATACACTAAGCAAAGGTGAAGTAGTATTCATCAGTGGGGCTAACGGTAATCATGCAACTGTTAACCGTGCAATCAACAACAGTGACAACAACAGCGCAACCACAATTGGTATTGTTAAGAGTGATATTGCCGCTGGTCAACTGGGTTACATTGTAAGCCAAGGTGTTGTTGATGGATTGAACTTAGGCAGTTATACCGCAGGTGACAAACTATACCTAGGCAACGTAGCAGGCACATTTACTAATGTTAAACCTCAATCACCAGAACACTATGTGTTCATTGGTGTTGTTGAACGTGCTAACGCAGGCAACGGTCAAGTATTGGTACGTGTACAGAACGGTTTTGAACTAGATGAAATACATGATGTTAATGTAAACAATGTTCAGCCAAATGACATATTATTCCGTAACAGCGGCAATACATTGTGGGTTAACCAAAACTTTGGCACAACTGTAACCAACAGCAATATTACGCTTAAGCAGTTCCAAGAGACACGTGTCGACTTAGGCAGCACAGGTGGTAACATTACGCTTAACATGGCTAATGGTAGTATCTTTGCAATGACAGCAACCAGCAGTATCAGCAACATTGCACTAAGCAATGCTGGTGTTGGTGCAAGTGGTACGCTAATCATTACACAAGATGGCACAGGTGGCAAGACACTAACAACCACAAGTGCTTGGAAATTTGCTGGTGCATCTAAGACACTAACTACAACTGCTAACGCAATCGATATCATTAGTTTCTTTACAGACGGCACAACAGTATATGCCGCACTAAGCAAGGGCTATGCATAATGTTTGCGGCACGTGGTGGCTTTGTTAATGCTGCTGTATCAATAAATTGGTATGACTATACTGCCAGTGAAGTTAATACAGCATTAAGCAGTTGGGTCAGTAGTGGCACACCTAGTTTAACAACATTTAACACTAGTGCAAGTCATGCTGGCACAACCAGTGGTCCTTACAGAGGCGCTGTGCAAGGTGCAGATGGTAAAATTTATGTTGCGCCTAGTGCTAGCACTGGAAATATTCTTGTAATTGATCCTGCTAACAACACCAGTAGCATTGTAAGTTTTGGTGTAAGCGGCCTAACACTTAATGCCGCTAGTTATATCGCAGGCGCACTTGCTCCTAATGGTAAAATTTACTATCCACCATTAAACACATCTAACGTACTAATTATTGATCCAGCAACACAAACCAGTGTTAGAACAAACTTTGGTTTAACAATCACTGGTACTGATTTGTATGATAATGCTGTATTAGGTGGCGACGGAAAAATTTATTGTGTGGGCAAACCAGGATGCTTGGTAATTGATCCAGTAGCAAATACTGCTAGTGTGCAAAACTTTGGTGGTGTTATACCTAGTACTACAACTGGATACCGTTGGCGTGGTGCTGTAAGAAGCACAGCAAATGGTAAACTATATTTTGCTCCATATTTAAGTACAACCGTATTAAGCATTGATACCACAGCAAACGTTGCTAATGCATGGAACTATGGCACAACAATTGGTAGCCAAGCACACCAAGGTATATTCAATGGTAAGAATGGTAAACTTTATTGTTCTCCGCATAACCAAACCTATTGGAGCATCATTGACCCAGTAGCAAATACCTATGCTCGTGTAACACAAACCAGTG